CTTAGCGGTTACACTTCTCTTGAAGACTTAGCTAAAGTTATGCTATTCGAGCCAGTAAAAAATAGAGTACCCCAAACTGGAGATATAGCTTATGAAGAAAGACAAAGTATTGGATCTGCCATGATTGCGGAAAAAGACTATTGGGTATCAACAACTGAAAACAAACAAGGCGTAAAGAAACGTAGGAAGCTACTTTTTAAAGAGTTACGACCTATCCTTTTAGCCAGACCTGTTTATATTTAGGAGAGTAATTATGGCAGTTTACTACTACAACGGTGACAAGATTCTTGCACCTTTTTCAATTATTTCAAATAAGCCTGTTTTTGCTAGTGACACGGTTTCTTTAAAACATATTCGCTCTGCGCAAACCTCTCAACGTTGGGAAATAAGCTTTAACACGGTTAATAGCGGAACTGCTGCAGATGCTTTGTTAAACCTTTTAACTGATATGGACCAAGCCTCTACTATGGTCATGCCGCAGCTACCAGAAGTTGACAGCGCAAGTACGGCAACAGGGCCTGTTACTGTCTCAATTACTGGCAGTACTGGAAATTCTTCTTTAGAGTTAGACACTTCTCTTGCTTCGGGTTTTTTACCTAAAGGTTCTTTCGTTACTTTTGGAAGTCATCCCAAAGTGTATCTTCTTCAAAATGACTTAGACTTTGATAACGAGCTAGACACTGTAACAGCAGAAATCTACCCTAACCTTACTGTAGAAACTACCTTTGGCTTTTCTTTAAACTACGGTGCTAACTGCAACCTAGCTTACTATAGGGATATTAACAACACTCAAGGGATTACCTTTTCAGACGGTGTTTTGGCTAACCAAGGTACAGTTACTTTGATTGAGGCACTATAATGAGAAACTTTTCTAACAACGTGCAAGAGGTGCTAGCACAAGATATTGTTGAGTATTTTCTACTAATTGATTTACTGCTTGGAACTACTTATAGACTAACGACCCATTCTTCAGATATAGAATTTTCTGATAAAATTGTTTATAAAGCCAACGGCGCTATTTTCCAGTATGACAGCCCTAGACAAAACTCTATCCTTGATCGCTCTGCTTACACTATTCAACTTATTGATCCCTCCAACGCTTTATTTAACGAGTTTAAAAACGGTGCTGTAAGTAAAGACGTAAAAATTAGAGCAGGGTTTATTCATCCTACTTTGGGGCCTTTGACTAGTGATTCTGACTTGGTTTATGTCTATACAGGTTATGTCGATGCCCCTCGTATTCAGACAGACTTTGAGTCTAAAATTGTTGAGCTAGACTGTTCCTCCCCCATGGCGGACTTTGATATGGTTAGACCTTTTTATACTACCGCTTACGGCATGGATCAGTACAGTACAACAGATACTAGTTTTGATAGAATTAATGAAGGTTATGAACTTCAAGTTAATTGGGGGAAAATCTAATGGGTATTGATCCTCTTTCAATATTTGTATTCTTTGTTTCTACTGCGTTCCAAATGCAGCAACAAAGCAAAATGAAAAGAAAAATGGAGGCCGCTGCGGATAAACGCAAAGGCACTCAGTTTACAGTTAAAAACGAAACAATCTCTTTGCCAGTAGTTTATGGGCGTCAGCTTATTGGCGGTGTTCAGTATGATCATAAAAATAGTGCTAGCTATAATTTTGTTCCACCAGACGGAGGTACCATAACCTTCGACTCTACCACAAAAAATGTAGTAAACTCGACCCCTATTTATGAACAAGGGAAAAGCCCTTGGAGTGAAGAAGGCGCAGAAATTATTGGTTATGAAACAAGTTATGTTAGTGGTAGACTCACAACAAGCATAGTTGGTAGCAAAAACGAATTCCTTTATGCTAAACACGCCCTTTGTCACGCAGGTATTAACGCCGTAAGGCATGTTTTAGTTGGAAACAAGCCGCACTATCATCACACCTATAAAAAAGGCCAGCGAATTATTGTTTACCCTGAGGGTGGACCCTCTGCGGTTATGCAAGCAAACGGATATTCTGATACAGAAACCTTTACAAATGTAGCGTATGCAGCAGAGATCTTTAGGCTAGACCGTGACAAACAAAACTACACAGGTGCTCCTGATGTTCAGTTTATTGTTGAAGGTCAAAAAGTTCGTTATATTAACTACAACGAGCAATCAGAGACTTACAGCGTAAGTCAAGACAAAGTTTACTCAAACAACCCAGCTTATGTTCTTATGGACTATCTGACTAACAATCTGTACGGTAAAGGTCTTTCTGACGATGAGATTGATTTAGAGGCCTTCTATAAGGCTGCACAAGTGTGTAATACTATTGTTGCAGAAAATGTAGAAGTTTCCGGACATATTTGGGGATCTTTACCTGTTTCAAATTATCCTACCTTTGCAGACTTCCCCAGCCCTAACGCTTGGGGTTATGAAGATTTAATTCTAAAAGACGATGCTACAGAAACTTACTACAAATGGAACCACACAAATAGTAACTTTGACAACCCTACTGGTGAGTTCGTTGTAACAACCTTACCTACAAGAGATGTTCCTCTGTACGAGTGCAACATGACTATAGACACTGAGCAGTCTATTCGGGATAATATCGAAGCTATTTTAAACACAATGCACTATGCAGAGCTTGTTTGGTCCTCTGAAGGTAAGTATAAACTGCTTCTAGACTACCCAGAAACAGATCAAGAAACCGAAGCACTAGTCACGCATGCTTTCAATAAAGATAATATTCTTAGAGACTCCTTATCAATTTCTTTCCCTTCTGCCGAAGATCGTTATAATCAAGTTACTGTTAATTATTTAAACGAGCATGAAAACTTTAAAGAAGATACTGTTTCTTGGCCAGAAAAAGGTACAGACGCTTACCTTGAATACTTAGATAATGACAACGGAAAACCGTTAGAAACTACTATTAATCCTCTTTGCACTGACCCTTATCATGCGCTAGCTAAAGCAGAACAAATGGTTAGGTCTTCTAGGTCTATTTACACTATTAATTTCCTCTCAACGCGTTACGGTCTAACTGTAGAACCCGGGGATTTTATTACAGTAACTCTCGATGAAATTGGTATAAACACTCCGACAATATTTAGAGTAGAAGAAGTTAAAGTAACTAATGATTTTAACTGTGAAATAACAGCTTATTACTTTGACGCAGATGTTTTAGCTTGGAATGTTGATGACGCTATCGCTTATAAAAATAGGGAAGTGTTTGATACAACTTTAGCCCCGGTTTCTAATATTACGGTTAGTCAAACTAATCTTCGTCCAGAAGATGTTTGTGTTTTAACGTGGGATTACCCTGACGATCAAGACGAAGGGTTCTTTACTTACGAAGTATACTATAAACCCTCTTCTCAAGGAGTTTACTACTCTGCCGGAGAAGTGAAACAACCTTATTTTAACTTTCAAAAGTTAGTTGGTATTGCTAGTAATTCTGATTATGATTTTTATATTGTAGTGAAATCTTTTATTGGTTCACGCTCTGCTCCGACTTACTTGTTAGATCAAACTTTAAACAATGCCCCTAATATCCCACAAGGTATTGACATTGTTGACGAACTTTATTTAACAAACAATGCCTCTGGTGTTAAGTCAAGAGTTATCCTTGAGTGGGAGCCTGATTTAGGGAACATTCAGCCATCACACTATTCGGTCGAGTATCGAAAAGCAGAAGATGCTGAGTTTACAAGTGTAGGTACTTCTTCTCAGGTTAAACTTACAATCAATGACTTAAGCCCTGGTACTTACATTTTCAAGGTTACGCCTTTTAGTGTTTATGAGCTTGAAGGCCCTGCTTTAGAAGTTGAGAAAATTGTTAGTGGTCTTGCAGCACCTCCCGCAACACCCCAGAACTTTACAGGGAACATTAACGAAGGTCAAATTAACCTTTCTTGGAGTTTACCCACTGACCTTGATGTGATTTACGGGGGTTCTAGTGAAATTAGATATCATTCTGATACAGGCCAGTCTGTTTCTTGGGATAGTGCATCAATCCTTGTTCAAAACTTAAATGGTAACACGAACAATAAAACAGTGCCAACGCTTAAAGGTACTTTCCTTATTAAGTTTAAGGACTCAAGCGGTAATTATTCTAACACCCCTGCTTCTTTTGTTAGTACTTTTGAAGATTTAACGTTTAATGCAGTAGACGCTATTGATGAAGACACAGCAAACTTTTCTGGGACCAAAATAAACTGCTCGGTAGTAAACAGCAATCTTGAGCTTGACTCTGGCGAGACCTTTATGGACTATTTCTTCCATGATTATGTTGACTTAGCAGAAGTTGTTACTGTGAGAGCAGTTCCCTATATTGATGCTGTTATTTTTGAAAATGGGGTTTTTGTTTCGGACTATGCTAGCGTAGCCGCGCAAGCTCAGTTTGCAGGTCCAGTTTCTAACGCTTCTTTGGCAATTTATGTTTCTATAACCCAAGATGATCCTGCAGGAACTCCTGCTTGGTCTGACTACTCCTTGTTAACCATAGGTAGCTTTAATTGTAGGGCCATGAGGTTCAAATTTATTGGTACGGTTCAAAGCGAAAACACTGCGGTGGCTGTTGATAACCTAGGTGTTACAATTGACAAAAAAGACATTATCAAGACAGGCTCTTCAACTAGCAGCACTTCCGCAGATACTACTGTGACCTTTAACACCCCCTTTTATGGAGGTATTGGTAATACGAACAATCCCTCTATTGGTGTTCAAATTATTACTGGTCAACTAGGAGATCAACCTGTTATTGTCTCAAGAAATAAAACAGGATTCACTTACTCAGTCTATAATAACAGTAGCAGGGTTCAAAGATCAATTGATTGGCAAGCAATTGGCCAATAAGGAGAAATAAATGTCAACAACAGACTTAACAATTAACGCTGAACAAACAGGTTTAGCCTACACTTCCGACTTAAACGATGCACTTGCCGCCTTAGATACTTGTCATTCTGGACCTACTGCCCCTACTACACAGTTATCTTCTGGTAAGTTTTGGCTAGACACTAGTGGTACAAATCCCGTTTTAAAGATTTACAGAGGCGGCTGGAAAGCTCTTTTTACAATCACTACAGCGGGGGTTGATACAGATTTAGGAACTATTACAGCTAACACCTTAACTGTATCGGGTACAGTCACTGCAGCAGACTTTAACACAACTTCTGACAAACGTTTGAAAAATAACATTAAACCTATTAACTCAGGAGTAGCTCTTGATCAAGTAAAGTCTCTCTCTGGTGTTTACTACGAAATGAGTGGGAAACAAAATGTTGGTTTACTTGCTCAAGATGTTGAAAAAGTCGTCCCTGAAGTAGTTCTTGAAAGAGAAGACGGTTATAAAGGGATTAACTACAGCAACCTTGTGGCTGTTTTAGTAGAAGCAATTAAAGAGCAAGACACTAAGATTACTGCTTTAGAAAACCGTTTACTTAAACTAGAGGAAAGCTAATGCCTTATAAACTAAGTCAAAGGAGTCTTAACGAGCTTCAAGGTGTAAATCCTAAGCTTGTAGCTGTAGTTAAACGAGCTATTGAAGTTACTGAAGTTGATTTTGGTGTAACTCAAGGTTTAAGGACTTTAGAAGAACAAAAAGTTCTTTTTGCAAACAAGGCAACTACTACAATGAAGTCTAAACATCTCGTAGGTGATGCTGTAGATGTTGTTGCTTATATCAACGGAAAAGTATCTTGGCAACTTCATGTTTACGATGAAATTGCAGATGCAATGAAACAAGCAGCTAAAGAAGTTGGTGTACCTATGCGCTGGGGTGCTGCTTGGACGGTCCCTGATATCCGTATTTGGGGCGGTACTATGGAAGAGGCTATGTTAGCTTACGTAGACACTAGACGCAGTCAAGGTAGACGCCCATTTATAGACGGTCCTCACTTTGAGTTAATGTAATGATTACGCCAGAAAGCTTAAATAAGTGGCGTATTTGGCCAAGGCTTATAATCACTCTGTATGGTTTTGCTTTTTATAGAACTACAGAGTGGTT